GGTCTTCACTAAAGTGGAATACGTTATCATAAATCCAATCTGTTGGTAATAGTTTCTGGTCTAGCATCTGTTGTGCTAGTTCAGTTTTAGATTTTAATAACTCGATTTTTTCTTGATCGTATATAATACTAGGTGTAGTCATCTCTAACGTAAAGTTAGTTAACCCCTCATCTCTATACCCTTGTGAGTATAAGTGAACTAATGCTATTTTATTAAGTTCAGATATAAGGATTCGTTGTACACGATCTATCGTACGAGCAAATCTAATATCCTCTGCTGCTAGTGTTGCTTTACCTTCTAAATCGGCTTCATAACCTAAAAATGCTTTAGGTACTTTTAAGGCAGCAAATAGTTTATCTCTTAAATATTCTACATCTTGAATACCATCATATGTTAATCCAGGTGTAGTTTCAATACGAGTTGATGTATCGTTTCCACGTACAGGTATGTAAAAATCTTCTAACATATTCTGCATATTGTACTTTAAGTTATATTGTCCTGTTTTAGGATCAACATAAGGAGTACGTTTTAGTGACGATACTGTTTTTTGCATAAACGCATCTATCTCGTTTGGTGGTATAGCACCAACGTTAACGTAAAAAGTGCGTTTTTCCGGTGCTCTCACGATTCGATGTACTAGCATAGCATCCTCCATCAACGCATATTGCTTATACAGTTTACGCGCTGGTTCTACGTAAGAACGACCATAAGGTAGGTAGTTAACATCCGATATAAGTCTAAAGTGAGCCATTTCATAGTTATCAAACCTGATAACGTTTGGGGATGGTGTTTGAGATGGACCACTATAGTAACCTGAGTCACCACCTGTAAAACCATCTGGGTTAAACTCAAATACTACCTCATCAGGGTTTTCAGGATTAAATCCTTCTTTACGTGCTATTTGAAATGCAGTATAAGGTCTAACATTATATACACCAAACTTTTCTGATATCTCCATTTTGAGGAAAAAATCACCATATTTACACATTTGCCTAACCCAACTCCACATATTAAACTCAATGTTTAAAATATCGTAGAATAGGTTGTATAATATTTTTTGTATGTCTTCGTTAGATGAACGTATAGATAATACTTCACCCATATCGTTTTTTAAAGTAGATTCATCTGCTATAATATCTAACGCTGATGCTATAATAGCGTCTTGATCCATCAAATCATATTCTGAGTATAGTTGGGTACGTAAGTATTGGTAGTTCATATTGAACTGCGCCCCATATAAAGATGTTGGGTTACCAGCATATAATCTACCATATCTATCAACTAGTGAGTTAGTTTCAAACTCACCCGATGTCTGGATAGTATTAGTATCAATAGTTGTGATTTGATTCCCACCTGTATTGCGAATAATCACATCAGTTGAAAATAATCTTTTTAGTCTTGGAAATAATCCTTTATCTGCCATCGTTGTTTATTGTTATAAATATTATAAAAGCCAGCCTATATCCTCTTTGCCGCCTATTCCGTTATCTAGTTTATATGGGTTTTCGTTATTTTGATTAACCGAGTTAAAACCCCCTTGGTATGCTACGCTACTTACTCCTATGTTTGATAACGAAGCTTTAGTTATGTCTAAACCTCGTTGTCTAAACTTTAATGCTGTATCTCTAATATACATCGCCATACCAAACGCCATTATTAAATCATCGTTATAGCCTGTTTGTGCTTCAGCTTTACCGTTCATCCAAATAAAAACTTTCATCTCTTCAACTAATCGTTTTGATTGTATTGTAACACTTCTATCGGTTACATATTCAACAAACTTTTGAACTACGATTGGTCTTGTTTTGGTTGACATAGTAAAACCAGCTGTCATCTTGCTGTTATCTACATATGATTCAAAATACGAATCAACACTGGCTTCTCCACGCTGTGTGTAGTAAAGATTTGAATAGTTTCTTTCTATTACTTGCTGTATAGTGGCCCAACCAATAGATGCGTTTTCTATTACTAGTAGAGCGTTATTATATTCGGTTGCTAGTCCAACTAAAAAGTTACCAAAGTCCTTAGTTGATAGCTGACCTCGATATTCTGCTATTTGGATATTTCTCTCAACATCCATAACGTGAGCAGTAGAAAAATCTCTTCCATCTCCTCGAGCAACATCTGCTGTTATTATATAATCTTTAGTATAATCAGCATACTCCCAAATCCATAGATTTTCATCTGTACCTCGTTTTTCAACTGGATCTTTTGCTGTGTGGTTATTTATGTAATCAATATATTCACCATAAAATACAGTGTTACCAGACGATGAAAAATCACAATCACACTCTTGTGCTGCTAATCTAGGATCACCTAATAGTTCATCTTGTTTATCTCTCCAAGCTTGATCTCGTTCTGGGTGTAGGTTCCAAGGTAGTTTAATAGGTAAGAAATCGTTTTGTGCTGATTCTGCTTTAACCCACATCTGATGGAACCAGTTACCTGTACCGTTTGGTGTAGATAATACTATAGCACCACCACCCGTTGCTAAAGTTTGTTGTGCGGAAGCCCAAGTTTCGGCTACGTTTTCAACGAAAGCTGCTTCATCAATAATCAGTAAAGAAACGGCTTCTGATCTTGCGGCATCTGGTGATGAGGATTTTGCTAATATCCTTGATGAGTTTGCTAACTTAAGTGATAGTTTATTATTCTCTACAGTTGGAACCTTTAACCAACTTGGTAGATTCTCATACATAAACTGTACTTTTTGTACTAAGTTTCTTGCGGTTGCCTGTGTAGTGGCTAAAGCCATCACAGTTTTATTCTCGTGAAACGTCATCAACCATAAAGCATAACCTGCAGATAGGGTTGATATACCTAACTGTCTAGATTTTAGTATAATAGAATATGGGTTGTTATCTATTAACTTTAGTGCTTTTTCTTGGAAAGGGTAAAGACTAAATAATATTTTACCTCGTTGTGGGTGAGATATATAGCAGTATTTCTTAAAAAAATGTACTGGATCGTTAGCACATTTGATGTATTCTGCTTTTATTATTTCGTTTATACTTAGTTGACCCATAGTATTATAATACGATTAACACTACCGCTCCTACTAAAACTGTTGTTCCACCTAGTTGGAATAGTTTTGTTTTTGCTTTTTGTTTTTTAAGGTCAAGTTGAAGTTGGGTAGATAAATCTTTTGATAACTTTAGTTGTTTAGAACGAGTACCCATAATATCCTCATAGTTATTGATTTTCAAACTTTGTTTAAAAATAATACTATCCTTAAGTGATATTTTTTGGTTTAATAAACCGAATTGTTCTTGAGTAAAAGATAGTTCTTCTTTGGCTTGATCACCTGTTGTAAGGTCTTCAATAATTAACCTTGCTATCTTATATTCTAATTCAATCGTTGTATCTTGAGAGTAACCAACGTTCAAGTTCAGAATCATCAAGATCAGTAATTTGCTGTAAATATATTTCATATGACCTTATTATTGATTTTCTTTGTTCTTCAACATTTAATATTTTTAGATCTAGTGAATCCGATTCCTTTTCTAAAGTTAATATTTCGGTATTTAAACCTATATTTTTAACTTTTAAACTGTCTACCTTTGATTCTAATAGATCTATTTTACCTTCATATTCTTTAGTATAGGCTTCATCTTGTATAAAAATATTATAATAGTTGAAACCTATAGAAATAAGTAATAATACTAATAAAGTGTATTTATTAAATAATTTCACTTTCTAATTTTTTAATCTCAGCTTCAGTTTCCTTTTTTAAACCAGTTAACCTTTTTAATTGTTTCTTAGCTGCTGTTTTTAAAGCATCTCCTTCAGCTGTTTTAAATGCTTTAAGCTCAGTTTTCATATCAGCTTCGATTTGTTGTAAAGCTTTAATCTTAGCATCTAAACGTTTAGTTTTTGAGGCGTTTTTTCTAGCACCTTTTGTTGCTTCTTTATCACCTTCGTCATCATCGATTTCTGATATTTTGATTACATCGTCTTTGTCAGCTGATTTTTTAGCTGCATCTATTGATGATTGATCTCCTTTATCCGCTTGAAAAGTAGCTTCCTCTAAGGTTGATACTATTTGCTCTTTAATGTATGATTTTAAATCTGAACGTTTCATTTATTATATTTTGTTATAAATATTATTAAGATATGGCTTCTTCGATTTGTTTAATACGTTCTTCTGTTGTACCACTGATTTCAGTAACATTATCGATTCTATGACCCCATCGTTTTAATAAAGTTATAATACTAAAATCAATAACATCTCTAAAATGTTCATCAGTTTCTCTAACACCATTATCTTCAATATCTAAACCTTGTGGTGAAATATAAAATATATGATCATAATCCTTTAAAAACTGAATAGCATATTGTTCAAATAAATCGTATTCTACTTGATCAACTGATTTAGCTGCTTGAGTAAACGCTAATACATCTATAATAGTTCTGTCAGTTATGATATTATCGTTTAATAACTCAGCACAACGTTCAGCTAAAAATATAGTTTGACCTTTTAGTGTTGAGTCAGTATTTAGTGGTATACCTAAGTCACTTAAATATTTACTACGTTCAGTAGCGAAGTTATAACCTTTAAACTTCTTATTTTCCTTAAGAGCGTTAACTAAAGTAGTTTTACCAACTGACATAGTACCTGTTAATCCTATTTTCATATTATTACTTTTTATCTATATTACCATAATATACGAAAGGGGGTTGGTAAATCCAACCCCATCTCAATATGTTTTAGTTTCTCGCTGTCCCAGCATCCATAAGAATCGCAGGGGTTTTATACCAGGGGAGACCTTCCCATTGTTTTTTCATCTCTTTCCACTCTTCTGCTTCATAACGAATACCATATAGGTAATATTCGCCTTGTTTTTTATCACCTTTAGGAAATAATGCTGGTCCATCCCAGTTATGGGGTTTGTTATCCCAACATATAGCGATTGTACCATCTACTTGGTTAACTAGTTTACGTGTTTTAGGATATTCACTTTCATCGATGATGGGTTCATAACCATCCTCCCATTCAGTTAAACGTTTTTTAAACTTACGCATAGCGTTTATTAAAGGCATATCATCATTTCTATCGAAATAATCCTTTAACTCGTTTTCATAGTGTTTTTGTCTTTGTTCAATAGTCATAACTTAGTTTTTTAATAGTGATTCAACAACGTAAATACCTTGTGCGCCTGATACTGTTATACCTCTTGCTGATAAAGCATCTCCTACAAAGTGTACGTTATTATATTTAGTTAGTGATAAATCGTTATAGTTTACTAGTGGTTCTGGAGATAAATATTTTACTTCTGGAATATACATACCCCAATCGTCTTTAAGTGTTGGGAATACTTTTTTCATACCATCAATAAAGTCTTCAATATATGTAAAATATCCATCAAATACCTCACTAATCTCCTTATAACCACCTACCCCTATTTGTGTTGTGGATACATCGATACCTTCTGATGTTTGGGATGGTTTTCTAGTTGGTGAGTAATATAAACCTGTATTGTCAGTTGATTGTAGTGATTTAACTACGTTACGAGACCAGTCAAATGGTTTTTCTATACCTTGTATTTCCATCAAAATACCAAAGTTAGTCATATCGTTTCTAAATGCTTCATCCTTTTTAGCATGACCATTGTAGGTATGATTACCATATGTTTGTTCTACGGCCACATAAGCCGCATTATTGTTAGTACAAAATGAGCGAAGTGATACACCTTTATCCTCAAACTTTCTATATAACTTAAAATCGTATGATACATCTATTAGTTTTTGGAAGTGTTTTTGTGGTGCTTCGAATCGAACACCTATCTGTACTGATTTAGGTTCAGTTGGTAGTTTGTATTTTTCTGCTAGTTGTTTACCAAAATCAATACCTGATTTACCTACACCAAATATAAGTTCATCATAACTAATACTAATCTCTTCACCACCATTTA